TGGCCAACAAATGTATGCCTATGTAACCAATGCCGAATCAGTAACGATTACTGCTGGTCAAGCTGTGTACTTGTATCAAGCTACTGGCAATCGTGCTTCAGTTAAACTAGCTTACAACACAGGCGATGCTACCTCTGCTAAAACATTAGGCTTAGTAACTGCTGATATTACAGCAGGTGCAACTGGCTTTGTAACAACTCAAGGCGTATTGGGCAAGCTAAACACAGGCTCTTATACTGAAGGCGATACTCTTTATTTAGGCGCAACTGCTGGCAGCTTAACTGTCACCAAACCTAAAGCACCTAATCACCTTGTGTATATTGGTGTGGTTGAGAGAGCCAATAACGGTAATGGTCAAATATATGTTCGTGTGCAAAACGGATACGAATTAGACGAAATACATGATGTGCAGATTAATAGCCCTGCCAATGGTCAAACTATTCTTTATGACGCATCAACCAGCCTTTGGAAAAACGCTAACTTAACTGCTGGTACAGGCATTAGCATTAGCAATGGTGCAGCGTCAGCGACTATAACCAACTCTGCCCCTGACCAAACTGTAGCAATTACAGGTGCTGGTGGTGCAGTAGTGACAGGGACATACCCTAACTTTACTATTACGACACCTAGCGGTACGGTAACAAGCGTAACAGGTACGGCTCCAGTAAACTCTACTGGCGGTGCTACACCTGCTATCAGTTTAGCAGCGAGTTATGGTGACACACAAAACCCATACGCAAGTAAGACAGCTAACTTTGTATTGGCGGCACCTAATGGGGCTGCTGGTGTACCTACATTTAGGGCAGTTGTAGCAGCTGACATCCCTACGCTAAATCAAAACACTACAGGCACTGCTGCCAATGTGACAGGTATTGTAGCGGCAGTAAACGGTGGTACAGGTCAAAGCTCATACGCAGTTGGTGACATTGTTTACGCATCAACTACGACAGCCTTATCTAAGCTTGCAGATGTAGCAACAGGTAACGCATTGATATCTGGCGGTGTAGGTGTAGCTCCTAGTTACGGTAAAATTGGTTTAACTACCCATGTATCAGGTACATTAGCAGTAGGTAATGGTGGTACAGGTGTTACAACACTTACTGGCTTGGCTTACGGTAATGCTACAAGTGCATTTACAGCAGCTACAGCAGCTCAAGTTGTTTCTGTAATAGGTACAACTGCGGTAACAAATGCTACAAATGCTGTCAATGCTGATACGGTAGATACCTATCATGCTAGCCAAGCTGAATCAGCTAATACATTAGCAACACGCAATGCAAGCGGATATTTATTTGCTAGTTATTTTAATGGTTCAGGAACATTTGCTACTACTGGCGCTACATCGGGAATGGCTCGCTTTACTGGCACTAACGGCACTGATACCTACGGTCGTTCTTATACAGCAGCGGCAGCAGCTACGGCTTTATCTGGTCAAACAATGAACATTGCTGGCTCATCAACATCATGCACAGGCAATGCGGCAACGGCTTCTAATGTGGCTGGTTTAGTAGCAAATACTTATACAACATACACTAACATAGCTTCAACTACAGCAAAAGGTGGCTGGAATGGGATGCTTTTAGGTTCAGCTACTACAGCTCCAGCAATAATGGCTGATGTAACAGGGGCTGGATTGTATAGAGAAAGCAACGCTTTTTGGAGTTATTATTATCATTACGGAAATAATTCATTAGGAATTGCAAGTGCAACAACCTCAGCTTCATATGCTTTGTATGTAACAGGCGCAATTTTTGCTACAGCCAGCATTGTAGCTTTTTCGGATAAACGCAAAAAAGAAAATATTGTCACGATTGATAATGCGTTAGACAAAGTATGTCAAATGCGTGGCGTATATTACAACAAAATTGACGATGAAAAGAAAACTCGTCAGGTCGGTGTTATTGCGCAAGAGATGCAAGAGGTTTTGCCAGAAGCTGTTAGTTATGCAGAAGATTTAGACGAGTATGGTGTTTCTTACGGAAATATTGTAGGTATTCTTATTGAATCAATAAAAGAATTAAAGGCAGAAGTTAAGGAATTAAAAGCAGAAGTTGATTCGCTGAAAGGTAAATAATGTTTGGGTTTAATCCATTTGCTACCACAGCGTTTAATGCCTTAAAAAATGCAATTATGGTTAGCCCCGATGTATGGGGTTCTAAAGGCGGTCTAGGTCGCAAGAAGAAAGAGCATATACGCAAATCAGCTAGGGCTGAGATGCAAGACCATGTTAAAGAGCTATTTGCAGAGCCAGTAGCAGCAGACTTGCAGGAAGAGGTCGCTAAGTATGTCAAGCCATCACAAGGCTTGTCTATCCACTCTATTGACTACGGCAAGCTTGCTCAAGATGCAGAGCTAGTGCAGCGTATTATCAGCAGATATAAAGAGATGCAACAAGAGCAGGAAGACGAAGCTCTTATTTTAATGTTTACATAAGGATTGGCTATGTCATTTTTACCAGAGTGGTACTCAAAAGGCGTTACAGCACAAGATGCAAACGGTGGTTTTGGTACCGCTGCAATGTTTAACAAACCTACAGCAGAGCAACAAGGTGACTTTGGCGGTTACTTGCCTAAATTGATTGCTATGTTGCGTAGTGGTGGTGAAAAGACTGCTGACCAAGGTATGCCTGAGCAATCGATGCCTATGTCTAACGCTATGCCTAATTACACACCACAGCAAACTCAACCAGTTGGCCCTAACATGGGTCAAGTAAACAACCCTAACACGATGAGTCCTAATGGGCAGATTATGCCTAACTGGAATAAAACCTATGGCGGCTATTAATGAGATAACAGGCGATTCTATACAGACTCGCATGAAGGGTAAAACCTTCGATGACAATTACGACAAGATAGACAGAACAGTAAAGTTAGAAGAAAAAAAAGAAGAGCAAGAGGATGACCTAGTCACCATGAAAGCTGAGTTCTTAGAAAGATGGAATCTTAGCGGTGAAGAAGGTGAAAAGGTCTGGGAAGAGAAGTTAAAAATGATGTATAGGCAAGGGACTGTTTCATTGCCTTATGTTCGTGAAGACTACAAGCCCTATCAGTCAATGATTGATGGACGCATGATAGAGGGCAAGAAAGCCCATAGAGAGCATCTAAAGCGTAACAACTGCATAGAGGCAGGTGATATGCCCATAAAGAATCCCGAAAGACCAAAGGATAACTTGAAAGAGCATATTGCTAGAGAAGTTTATAACAAATTGCGTTATTAATAAGGAGCAACAAATGGCAAAAGTTTCAAATTTAACGGGTTCAGGTATCGCTGGTGGCGCTGCTCAATCTGTAGTTGGTTATGTATCATTAGCTCAAACAGCTACTGGTACTGCACAAGGCGGTCAAACAGTTGTTAGCGACATCGTGCAATACACTTTATCTACCGCTAACTACGGCCCTACACTATCAGCTACTGCCGCACCTGGTGACACAGTAACTATCGTGAATGGTTCAGCTAACACAATTAAAGTATGGCCAGGCGTTGGCTTTTCAATTGATGGTGGTACAGCAGACGCTGCAGTAACTCAAGCAACCTTAGTAACGAGACAATATGTTTCATTAGGTAACGGTAACTGGGTAACAGTATAAGCAATCGACACATAACTCAGTTATGTCGATGTAAAACAGTTTTTTAAACACAAGGAAAGCAAAATGGATAACCAGACTACTCTGGAAGAGCCAATTAGCCTTCGAGATACAATCGAAAATGCTATTGAATCAACAGAATCAGCAGTAACAGAAAATACGACCTCACAGGACGCTGTAGAAAGCGACAAAGCCTCTCGCCCTAGGGATGAGTCAGGTAAATTCGCTAAAACCTCTCAAAACGCTTCACAAGAGCTTACAGAGGCATCTGATGGTAATGTTGCCGAAAAAGATACAAATGTAGCAGAAATAAACACAAAACCTCGTCCTAGTTCATGGAAAAAGGACTATGAAGAGCATTGGGGTAAGTTAGACCCAACTTTGCAGGATTATATTCAGCAGCGTGAGGCTGATTACGCTAAAGGCGTGTCAACTTACAAGAATCAATGGGATATGGCGCAACCAGTAATGGAAAGCTTGCGTCAGTTTGAGCCATTGTTACAGCAATACGGTGTAGCTCCACAGCAGTGGATTACACAACTAGGTAATGCTCATGCCAAACTGGTTATGGGTACACCTGAACAGAAAATGCAGACATTCCAGCAATTAGCTAATGACTATGGAATTAACCTTGGTGCAGTAACTGGCCAAACAGGTTATGACCCACAGTTCTCACAATTAGCTCAAGAGTTGGCGCAAATAAAGAATCAATGGTCAAGCTTTCAAAGTTCGCAAGAACAGATAGAGCAAGCCCAATTGCAGAATGAGATTTCGTCATTTAAAGATGACAAACCTTATTTTGAGGAAGTTCGTGAAACCATGGCTGGATTACTCCAAAGCGGAATGGCAAACGACTTACAATCAGCTTATGACAAAGCTATCCGATTAAACGATGATGTATTTCAAAAAGTAAACGCTACACAAGCGCAGAAATCTGAAGCAGCTCAACGAGAAAAGGTAGCAGCCGCAAAAGCAAAGGTACTTTCACCTAAGTCAACAACGCCTACAGCGTCAGCGTCTAATGGTGGTAAGTCCGCAAGTTCTGCTAGAGATGCAATTATGCAAGCTTTTGAACAGCACTCTAGTGGTTTAATCTGACAATAAATAAGGAGTGACATTATGGCTTTTGCCAATTCAACCGTGTCAGACATTATTGCAACTACCATCCAAAGTCGTAGTGGCAAACTGGCTGATAATGTAACATTAAACAACGCAGTATTAGACCGTTTACGCAAGCGTGGCAATGTACGCCCATTCTCTGGCGGTAATGTGATTTTAGAAGAAATCATGTACAACGACAGCAACACAAACAACACAAACTCATACAGTGGTTATGAAACTCTGAACATTGCGCCTAACAGCCCAATCTCAGCAGCTCAATTCTCTATCGCTCAGTATGCGTCTGCTGTTACCATCTCTGGCTTGGAAATGTTGCAAAACAGTTCTAAAGAGGCAATCATCGACTTGTTAGAAGGTCGTGTACAAGTTGCTGAAGGTCAATTGATGAATCGTATCCAAACTGACATCTACGGTGACGGTACTGGTAACGGTGGTAAAAACTTAACTGGTTTGGCTGCTGCAGTTGCAGATAGTCCATCTACTGGTGTATACGGTGGTATTAACCGTGCAACATGGTCATTCTGGCAAAACCAAGCTTTCTCTGGCGTAACCAATGGCGGTGCTGCTGTTTCTGCTGCAAACATTCAATCTTACATGACTCAACTAGCTATTAAATTAGTTCGTGGTCAAGATAAGGCTGACTTGATTGTAGCTGACAACAACTACTACTCACTATATGTGAACTCATTGCAAGCTATTCAGCGTGTAACTTCAGTTGATGAAGGTGCTGCTGGTTTCGCTTCATTGAAATTCTACGGTGGTGGTACATCTGCCGATGTAGTTTTAGGTGGTGGTATTGGTTCTCAAGCAACTGCAAACCATATGTGGTTCTTGAACACTAACTACATCTACTTCCGTCCACATACAGACCGTAACTTTGCCCCTATCGGTGGCGAGCGTCAATCTGTAAACCAAGACGCTGTAGTTAAACTAATCGGTTGGGCTGGTAACTTAACTAGCTCTGGTCCACAATTCAGTGGCGTTCTTAAGGCTTAAGGGGAAATAACATGGCATATTCAGTAACCCCACTTGCTGGGATTGATTTAGTTGACACCGTAACGGCAGTAGAAATTGCTGCTGGCTCACCTGTAAACGCTTTACTTGGTACTCAAGTATGGGGTTCAGATGGCCGTCGTTATGTATTTGCAAAAGCTGGCGATTCTATCAGTGCTTCTGATACAACTTGCTCTGTAGATGCAACAACATTCGTAGCATCAAATGTTGGCGGTACATACGATTCACCAGCAACAGCAATGGTTGCAGGTGACTACGGCTGGTTCAGCGAAGCATCAGTGTAATCTAAAAGACTCTCTCCCCTTCGGGGGAGGGTTTCTAGGTTGCTTTCATTTCGAGAGTTACCTACAAACCCCAAACCACTTTGGAGATTCAAATGCAATACAACACAGATGTAAATAACCCCGATTCACGATTAAATGTGAAGTTTTACCAACGAGCAGTAAGTAACGAGTTTAAGAGTGCTTTAGAAGGCCGTCCTATCATGGAGATGGCAGACTTTATTTTAATAGAAGTCCCAGGCAACACTCACACAGTAATTGACACCTTTGCTGCGGCAGAGCATAAAACACGCTTCCCTATACAATGGGCAAGGTATCAAAACGAGAAAACAGATGGCGATATTGAAGGCACATTGCTTCACGACTGGCCAGTATTAAATGCAGCTTCAGCGGCTGAATTAAAACACTTTAAATTTTACACAGTAGAGCAGGTTGCAGAAGCCTCTGACTCCCAATTAAGTTCAATGGGTATGGCAGCAGGTATGTCCCCACTAGCTCTGCGTGACAAGGCAAAAGCTTTCTTATCTAGCGCCAAAGGCACAGCATTAGTTCAACAACAAGCAGACGAGCTTCGTAAGCGTGATGAAGAACTATCAGCAGTCAAGGCTCAACTAGCAGAGTTAGCACAGAAAATGAATCAACCTAAAGCTGCGCCTAAGAAGGCTAAAGCAGAGGAATTAGAGGAATAATATGGCAACAACTCTCTTGCAATTAGTGCAACAAGCATCAGCCGAGATGGGCTTGGCTATCCCTAATACGGTAGCTGGCAACACCTCAACTGATGTTACGCAAATGTACTATCTTATCAATGCGGCAGGTAACGAACTTGCGAGAGAGTACCCATGGGAAGCGATGAATACCGAGTACGATTGGTATTCACAATACTCTGAATCAGACGGTGCTATTCTTTATGGCACTAGCGTTATCACAGGCGTAGACCCTGCTACTGTAGCGTTTATCAATGCTGCTGGTGCAGAAAACTTCCAAGTGCAAGGTGAAGGCGTTATCCAAAGCACACAAGTCGTGTCTGCATTAGGCACTACCGTTACAATCAATAGTGCTGCAACAAGTGACGGCAATGGCAACTATGTATTTGGTCAAGTTATGTATGACTTGCCAGCAGGGTTTGACCGTATCACTGACCGCACACAATACGACAAGTCTAAACGCTGGGAGATGTTAGGCCCTGAAACACCTCAACAATGGCAATGGTTGAAGTCTAGCTACATCTCAACTGGCCCTCGTATCCGTTGGCGTATTATGGGTCAAAAGTTTCAAATATGGCCACTTACATCTACTAACGAATACTTAAGCTTTGAGTACATCTCAGGCAACTGGGCGCAATCATCATCAGGCACAGGCCAAACTCAATTTATACAAGATACTGACACTTGCATATTCCCTAACCGTTTGATGGTGTTGGCGCTTAAAAAGAAATACTTTGAAGTAAAAGGTTTTGACACATCATCTTATCAGCGTGATTACGATATGCAACTTAACATCGCTAAAGCTAACGATGCTGGCTCTGCTACACTATCACTAGCACCAAGAACAGCCAATGTTTTAATTGGTTGGGAAAACATACCAGACGCTAACTACGGAGCTTAATAATGGCTATAGCTAAAAGAGCTGTATCACAGCCAGTATCGCTACCAGCACCAGTAGGTGGTTGGAACGCTAGGGACGCATTGCCATCAATGGCCCCTTCTGACGCTGTTATCCTTGAGAACTGGTACCCAGCTACAACTGAAGTTGCTTTGCGAGATGGTTACGAAAAACACACCACAGGCATTACAGGTCAAGTAGAAACGCTCATGGCATACTCTGGAGCGGCCACAGACAAGTTATTTGCTATCGCTGGGGGCAAAGTATACGATGCAACAAGTGCTGGCGCTGTAGGTGCTGCTGTAGTTACTGGCCTATCTAATTCACGCTGGGGTTATTGCAACATAGCAACGGCAGGTGGCAACTTTTTATCCATGGCTAATGGTGTAGATGCACCTCGCAACTATAACGGCTCTACATGGACTACGCCTACCATAACAGGCGTTACTGCTACTACATTGCGTGACCCTATACTGTACGCTGAAAGACAGTTTTTTATACAAGATAACACACTAAAGGTGTGGTATTTGCCAGTAGATTCAATTGCTGGGGCTGCTAATGTTGTAGATGTGTCTTCATTTATGACTAAGGGTGGCTACATTGTAGCTCACGGCACTTGGACAATCGATGCTGGCCAAGGCGTAAACGACCACTATGTAATTATGACCAACAAAGGTCAAATCATCGTGTATCAAGGCATAGACCCTTCATCTATAACAACTTGGTCTATGGTCGGTGTGTGGGACATTGGTTCTCCAGTAGGCCGTAGAAGCTTATACAAGTACGCTGGCGATATGCTTATTATCTGCCAAGACGGTGTAGTGCCATTATCAGGCGCTTTACAATCATCTAGGGTTCAACCTAGGGTTGCCATTACCGACAAGATACAGTTTGCCATTAGTGCTGCAATAACAGATTACGGCACTAACTTTGGTTGGCAATTAATGTATGTGCCTGGTATCAATCAATTGTGGTTAAATGTACCTGTGGAAGAAGGCAAAAATCAACAGCAATATGCAATGAATACCATTACAGGTGCGTGGTGCAATTACACTGGCTGGAACGCTAACTGCATGGAGATGTTTGATGACGAGCCTTACTTTGGCGGTGACGGCTATGTAGCTCACGCTTGGTTTAGTGGCGCTGACGATGGCAACAACATTACAGCTTTAGGCTTACAAGCTTTTAACAACTTTAGCAGTGCGGGTAAGCTTAAACGCTTTACAATGAGCCGTCCTATATTTAGGACAGATGGTTCTCCAGCTATTTTTGCTGGAATAAACATTGACTTTAATACATCCACTCCAACAACATCATTAAACTTTAGCCCATCTAGCTTTGCTAAGTGGGATTCAGCTTTATGGGATGCAAGTAACTGGGGTGGTAATCTATCTGTTTTACAAAACTGGCAAGGTCTAAATGGTGTTGGCTATTATGGCGCACCTATTGTGCAAACTGCGGCCTCTGGCATACAAGTTCGCTGGGTGTCTACAGACATTGTTATAGAGGGCGGTGCAATTCTATAATGCTAGTTCAAGGCGAATATGTCGCTCGGTGGGTGATGGAAAAGGTAGGCTCTTACACAGAAGGCATGACAGCCTTAGGTTGGGAGATAGACGGTGTTATTGTAGCTGGTACAGCGTTTGAGAACTGGAATGGCAACAATATGTTTGGCCATCAAAGGATAGACTCACCACCTACTAAAGGCTATTGGATTACAGTAGTTGATTATATATTTAATCAGGTAAAAGTTAAACGCTTTACAGCTACCGTAGAAGCCGATAACCACAAAGCAATAAGCCTTAACCACAAGATAGGTTTTGTAATAGAAACAACTTTAAAAGACGCAGGTCGTAACGGTGATTTACTTATAATGACCTTGTGGCCTGAAAACTGCAAAATGTTAAACTGGAGTAAAAAAAATGCTAGGTAAATTTGTGCAATTAAGATTGCAAGGTGTTCGTGACCCATTTATATCAATGGCCAACGGTAAGGCTAAAGCACCACCAGCGCCTGACTATGTAGGTGCAGCCAAAGAAACATCTGCTGGCAATGTTGAAGCTGCAAGGGCTACTGCTGCTGCTAACCGTACCAACCAAGTTACTCCATACGGCAACTTAACATACACAGCAAACCCAGGCACTGACCCTTACGGCAATACGCTGTACACGGCCACTCAAACACTATCTCCCGAACAGCAAGCAATTTATGAGCAGGAAAGTAAGTTAAATGAAGGCTTAATGTCTACTGCCAATAGAGGCTTAACTTACGCTAACGATATGTTAAGCGAGCCTGGCGTAGATATGTCCAAGTTGCCATCTTATGGCATTAATCCTGGCGAAACATACTCTGACGCTATCATGCGTAGGTTAGCTCCACAAATTGCCCAAGAGAGCGAGATGTCTGACGCTCAACTAGCTAACCAAGGTATTGCTCAAGGCACACAAGCCTATGAGAACGCTAAACGACAATTGGCTATGAGCCAAAATGACCGTCAACTTGCCGCTATTACAAGCGGTATGAATGTTGGCTTAGGCGCTAATCAACAAGCATTTCAACAAGAAGCTTACAACCAAATGCAACCTATCAATGTCATCAACGCATTGCGTACAGGTTCACAAGTGCAAAACCCACAATTTGCCAATACACCTCAACAAGCTCAAACCGCTGGCCCTGATATACTTGGCGCTACTCAACAAGGTTACAATGCTCAATTGGCTGCTACAAACGCTGCTAATGCGTCTAAAGGTGGCTTTATGAGTGGTTTAATGGGTCTTGGTGGTGCATACTTAATGGGAGGCCGATAATATGGCTTGGAATGATTTTATGCAAAGTTTTATGCCTACCCAACAAACAGCAATGCCTCAAGACGATACTATGATGCAACTTGAAATGCAGCGCAGAATGAAGTTTGCTGATGCTTTGCGTCAACAAGAAGCGCCTCAAGGTCAAATGGTATCAGGTCATTATGTAGCCCCATCAATAACGCAACAATTGGCTGGCTTGGCTAACAAATACATGGCTGGTCAACAAGAAAAAGGCGCTATGAAACAATATGGCGAATACACTAAAGGTAAACAAGCTAAATTGGCTGAAGCTTTAGATGAATATCAAAAGAAATTAATGCCTCGCACAGAGCAAGCTCCTCAACAACCTACAACAGTTGTTGGTTCTACTGGTGAAATGGCACCTAACATGGGTATGGTTAATGCACCACCTCGTCAAGTTCCAGTTACAGGTGCTGACCGTTATGCTGCGTTATTAGGATTTGCTGGCAAAACAAACAATCAAGATTTGTTGCAAAAAGCTATGGTTGGCGGTTTAGAGTATGCAAACAAAGGTGAAGAAACTGCTGGTGAGCGTGCATGGCGTGAAAAACAAACTGCTAATGACCAAGAATTCCAACGCATACGAGATAAAGAGCGAAACAATCAAGAGCTAACTTTAACTGAAAAACGCTTTAAACATGACCAAGAAATGCAACAATCTAGTCAAAACTTCCAAGCTGGTCAAAATGCACTTACTCGTCAAGCTTCACAAAATGCTGCACCTAGTGGGTATAAGAAAAATGCTGATGGCAGTTTAACCTTTATTAAAGGTGGCCCTGCTGACCCTGACATGAAGCCTTTAAACGAAGGTCAAGCTAATGCTCGTTTATACGGTAATCGTATGACAGCTTCACATAATATCGTGAATAAACTTGAAGCAGATGGCAAGCCTAAATATAACCCATTAACAATAAAAGCAATTATTACTGGCCCAGCTGGTATTTCTGATTTTGCTTATGGTCAAGCAGATACCGACACTCAAAGTGCTGCACAAGCCATGCGTGACTTTATTAATGCTACATTGAGGCGTGAATCAGGTGCTGCAATTTCTGCTAGTGAGTATGATAGTGCTATGAAACAATACTTCCCACAAATAGGGGAAGACAAAAAAGTAACAGCACAAAAACAAGCAAACAGAGAAACTGCTATACAAGGTATTATGGATGCAGGTTATATGCCTGGTCAAACTAGACCTTCATTGCAATCTGCTGGAAAAATTGATGGTACTTATAATCCTCAAACTGGAAGAATTGAATAATGGGCCAAAAAATTATTGCAGTTCCTGGTAAGGGAAACATTGCTTTTCCCGATACCATGTCTAATGATGAAATTGCTTCTGCAATTAAATCTACAATGTCACAAGTTGCAATGCCTGAAGCCCCTAAAAGTTATACAGCAGGTGAAGCTGCATGGCAAGGTATTAAAGGTTTGCCAGGTGGTACTTTAAGTGCTGCCGTAGAAACAGGTAAAGCGCTACTAAATCCAGTTCGTACAGGCAAAGCATTGCTTGACTTAGGTGCTGGTGAATTGCAAAAAGTATTGCCTGAATCAGTAACAAATGCAATTAATCGTGCTGATGAAGCTTATCTTGGTAAAGAGCAATCTCAAGCAGCTCGTCAACAAATGGCTAATATTGCTGATGTTGTTAATAAAGATTATGCTGAATACGGCTCATGGGAAGGCGCTAAAAGGAAATTTGCTGAACATCCTGAAGCCGTACTTGCTGACTTATCTACAATACTTTCAGGTGGTGCTAGTTTGGCTTCTAAAGCCCCTAAATTAGCGTCTGCATTAAAGACTGCAAGTAATGTAACAAACCCTATCACCATGGCAGAAAAGCTTGTAACAGCTCCTGCTAGTTTAGCTGGAACAATGACTAAAGGTACTTTAGGCGTTACTACTGGAGCAGGTGGTGAAGCTATTACGCAAGCAGTTAAAGCTGGCGAAACAAGCAACAAAGCTTTCTTAGGTAACTTGCGTAAAGCAAGCAATATGGAAGAAGCTGTAGATATTGCTAAAACAGGTTTGGATAAAATGCGTAGTAAGAAAAACGCAGAATATCGTTCTGGTATGTATGACATATCTCAAGACAAATCAGTCTTAAGCTTTGACGATATTGATTCAGCAATACAAAGCGCCAAAGATAAAAACATTAAGTTTGGTGAATACATTGATGAAGATGCACATAAAGCTTTATTAAAAGCCGAAGGCATTGTCAATAAATGGAAAACTAAATCAGGTGACGCACATACTCCAGAAGGTTTTGATGCGCTTAAACAAAAAGTTTACAACGAAGTATTGGGTAAATTAGACTTTCAAAAAGACGCATTTGCTCGCAACATTGTTGGCGATATTTACAGTGGCATTAAAGGTTCAATCAACAATCAAGCTCCTGAATATGCCAAAGTAATGAAGAACTACGGTGAAGCTGCTGACACAATTGATGAGATTAAAAAAGCATTATCATTAAAAGAAAAAGCTTCTGCTGATACTTCACTTAAAAAATTGCAATCTATATTGCGTGATGATGTAAGTTCTAGTTTTGGCCATCGTAAACAATTAGCTGAAAAGCTTATAGAGAATGGCGCTGAAGACTTAATGCCAGCTTTAGCAGGACAAGCATTAAGTTCATGGAAGCCTAGAGGTATGTTAGGTAATTTGGAGATGGCTGGTGGTTTAGCTTATTTACTTACTAACCCCGCCGCATTAGGAACTGCTTTAATGGCTGCTCCAGCAGCTATGCCTAAAGTTGTCGGTGAGGCTGCTTATGCTTACGGTAAAGGTAAAGGCGCAGTTAAGAAAGTAGGACAAAAACTACCTGTTAATAAAGAACAAGCAAGAAAGATTGGCCTAATGCTAATGCAAGCCAACCAAGCTAATGAAGCACAACAAGGAGAGCAATAAATGGCACGCAACGGTTCAGGCACATACAATCTGCCATCGGGTAATCCTGTCACCACAGGGACAACTATATCGTCAACATGGGCTAACAATACCCTAGCAGATATGGCCACAGCTCTTACAGGTTCTGTAGCTTCTGACGGTCAAACAACTCCAACTGCTAACCTTCCTATGGGTACCTTTGCTCACACCAATGTGGGTAACGCTACCGTAAGAACAATGTACCCTTCAGCAGGTCAATTGCAAGATGGTGTTATAACCTACCTCACAAGTGTGTCTGGAACGAACACAATAACAGCAGTGGGCGCAGTAGGTATGATTGCCTATGCTACGGGTCAAAAATTTACATTTATATCGGCTGGCGCTAACACAGGTGCATGTACAATAAACATAAACAGCATTGGCGCTAAAGCAATTACTAAGAATGGTGCTACGGCATTAATTGCTGGCGATATTGCTTCTGGTGCTGCTGTAGAAGTGTTTTACGATGGCACACAGTTTCAAATAGTTAGTTTGACTGCTGGTACCGTGTCTTATGCTACTACAGCAGGTACAGCAGGTACAGCAGGTGCTATTGCAAATGCTGGCGGATGGAACATAACCCCTAGTGGCACTACATTGTTTTTTAACTATAATGGTACAAATGTAGGGAAGCTAACTTCGGCAGGTGTATTTACAGTAATAGGCGATGTCATCGCAAACGGAACAGTTTAAGGAGCAATAAATGCCAACATCATTAGTAAGCACTGGGGTTCAATTTCCAGATTCATCAATTCAAACAACTGCTGCAACAGGCGGCAGTAGCAATGTACAAACATTTAACGCTTCAGGCACTTGGACTAAACCTGCTGGCGCACCTGCAAGTGCTAGGGTTTTTATTGAGGTAGTATCAGGTGGCGGTAGCGGTGGAAGAGCAGTAAACTCCAATAGAGGTGGCGGTGGCGGTGGTGGCGGTGCTTACATAAGCACTACTGTTTTAGCATCATCTTTAGCTTCCACAGTTTCCGTTACGGTTGGCGCTGGAGGCACTGCGGTTACAACTAGCGTTGCTGGCAATCCTGGAGGAACATCTTCATTTGGTTCTGTTATTTCTATGGTTGGTGGCGGTGGAGGAGGCGGTGGAGGTAGCGGACTTATTCCAACCGCAGGTGCAACTGGTGGAGGAGCTTCTAGCGGTTGGGGTGGAAATGGATTATATGCAGGTGGTGGTGGTGGTTCTGGTGGTTCTGGCACCGTTAATGGAACTAATGGTGGGGTTGGTATTGGGCCAGGATTAACTCCATATCTTACATATAATGGTGGTGTAGGCGGCAGCAGCCCATTTGGTGGTGGTGGTGGTGGCACAGCTAATGATAATATAAGTTATGCTGGTAATGGGGGTTCTACTTATTGGGGTGGCGGTGGAGGAGGCGCATCTTCTACTACTACTAACCCTGTTAATGCTGTATTTGCAGGACAAGCAGGAACTTCTGTATATGGAGGCGCTGGTGGGGTTGGAAGTCTAAATATATCTACAAGCAACGGAACTGCTGGAACTGCTCCTGGTGGCGGTGGCGGTGGGTGTTGCGCTAACGGCTCAAATACATCAGGTGCAGGTGCAACTGGCCGTGTAACTGTTACTACTACTTGGTAAGGAATAAAAATGGAAAATATCATCAACGCAGCGCAGATAGAAAATGAATTAGTTGTTAATGTTATTGTAGTAACAGACATAAATTTCTTGCCAGATTTAGTGGAAATTCCAAATAATTTAGATGTGGGAATTGGTTGGGGTTATGTCAATGGAGCTTTTGTAGCTCCTGCAATACCAGAGCCAACAGCAGAAGAAAACAAGGCTACTGCTGTTACTTTATTAGAGGCAACCGATTGGACACAAATACCTAGTGTTAGCGACCCATCACTAAGCAACCCTTACTTGTCTAACAAATTAGCCTTTGACCAGTATCGTGATGCTGTCCGTCAATATGCTGTTTACCCTGTAGCTGGTAATATCACATGGCCTACAGAGCCAGATGAAAACTGGGTAAAGGTGTAACATGGAAACCCAAAACTTAATCAACATTGTAGGCGGTACAGTTCTTTCTGTTTTGGGCTGGTTTGCTCGTCAGTTATGGGATGCTGTCCAAGACCTCAAGCGTGATGTAAAAGCTATTGAGGTTGACCTACCTACATTCTATGTTCGTAAAGAAGACTTAGAGGCTAGACTAGACCGCCTAGAAGCTGTGCTTAACCGTATCTTTGAGAAGTTAGACCACAAAGCTGACAAATGAATCAACAACAAAAGTTAGAAGCTCTCTTTGACAAGCTAATAGGTCAAAAGATTGACGAAGTAGGTATTGACAACGATGAGTTTGTAATGTATACAGAGGATGGCACTTGCATAGTGCTTTTCTCTGATGAGGACTTACAACTATATTATGAGCTTCCTGACAAAACCCACTAAGACGCATTTTGTGTTGCCTGATGTCCAGGCTAAAGATGGTAATGACTTTACATTCTTAACTTGTATAGGCAAATACATAGTTGATAAAAAGCCTGATGTAATTATATGTATAGGGGACTTCGCTGATATGGAGTCCCTTTCTTCTTATGATGTGGGTAAAAAGTCATTTGAAGGTCGTAGCTACCAAAAAGATATTTGGGCTGCTAGAGAGGCTATGGATGCCCTTCTACAGCCTCTATATGACTACAACAAACAAGCTAAAAGTTTTAAACACAAACAATACAAGCCTCGTATGGTGCTAACCCTTGGTAACCATGAAGACCGCATTAATCGTGCTATCAACGAGGATAGGAAGCTAGATGGCTTAATATCCATTGATGACTTGCCTTACCAAGATTGGGAAGTTATCCCATTCCTAGAGGTGATAGTGATTGACGGTATAGCCTACGCTCACTACTTTACATCTGGTGCTATGGGCAGACCTATTGGCTCTAGTGCAGCACTGCTATCTAAAAAGCACATGAGTTGTTTTGCTGGCCACCAACAAGGTAGGCAAATATCTTACGCTATGAAGGCTAACGGCCAAGAGATGACAGCCATTATATGTGGGTCGTGTTACGAGCATAGTGAGGCTTATTTAGGCGCTCAAGGCAACAATCATTTTAGGGGCGCATATATGCTTTATGATGTAGAGGATGGTCGCTTTGACGAGTTGCCATTGACGCTCAAATACCTTAAGAATAAGTATGCCTAGCCCTGCGGGGCTTTTTTTATGATACTACACCGCATACGTAAACTAAACGGCAAAAACCTGTTAAACGGTAGAGGTCGTAAAGTCAGGCGTTTAGATAGGACAGCTCGTAAAATTGCTCGTCTATACAAACTACGAGGGAAGTTAAAATTATGATGCGAATTGGCGTTTGTAGCGAATGTGGAACACCATTTGAATATGATGACGCCATTGAACATTTTGAAGTATGTCAAGAGTGCAACATTTTTGATGAAGATTTAATTGGAATTATTGATATTGAGGATGAGATATGATTGGTGAATTTATAGCAACATTGTTTTTAGCTAGAGATGTAGCACACAGAGAACACTTACGCACCAAAAGCTATTCTCAACACAAAGCTTTAGGCCACTTCTATGAAGACATAGCTGGCCTAGCTGACAAGCTAACAGAAGCCTACCAAGGCCGTCATGGAATCATTAAAGAGATACCCATACTAACCGAAGAAGAAAAGTATAAAGAGCCTTTATATTGCATAGCTGACAAGTTAGCTTACATAGAGAAAAACCGTTACAAATGTATTCCTAAAGATGATTCTGCGTTACAGAACATTGTGGACGAAGTAGTAGGTGAGTTTTTATCTTTAATCTACAAGTTGGAAAATTTAAAATGATTAAGCGTTTGTCTTTGTTTGTAATAGGCCTCCTTATTGGGGGCTTTTTAGCTTATGGGCTTTGCTATGCGGATGAAACAACAATTAATTATAAAGGTCAACCTGTCTCCTCTGCTATGGCTCCTTCGATGTCGGCTTTCAGTCAAGATGTTTGCGGCATTGGTATCAGCGGTGCTGTTAATGGGGGCGTATTTTCTGTAGCTGGTGGCACAATGGTTACTGATAACAATTGCGTTCGGTTACGGTGGGCGAAGTTTTTAAGTGACAGTGGACTCAAAGTAGCAGCAGTTTCATTAGCCTGTGCAGCCACCCATGAAAACTGGGTTGCTATGGAAATGTCAGGTTCTCCCTGTCCCATAGGAGGCGCTATTGGTGACGCAGCAAGAAAGGCTTGGTATGACTTACACCCAGATTGGTTTGAAAGTATCTATGGTAAGGACTTTGTTCTTATCACTCCTATTTCTAATTCTACTAAGGAGTAATTATGCTCAAGCGTATTGTTATGCAACTCAGTGGGCAGATTACGGCCCTGTTTACTCAAGCCTTGGTGTCGCTCAAGGCACTACTATCCAAGCTTGTCAACAGCTTGCGTGTCAGTATTACCCAGGCATACCAGAGTGTGGTCAACCTGCTCAACCCACTTGCACTGACATTGTCGAAAATCAAAGCCTTGCTTGTGAGCCTAACTACTCAGGTTCAGTCAATCAAACTAGGACTAAAACTTGCAGCAACAACCAGTGGACAGATTGGGTCACTACTTCGAACAATTGTAGCCCAAATCCGCCAAGCTGTATCCCTCGTGTTGAAGAAAGGCAAGTAGCTTGTCAACAAGGGTTTGTAGGTGCAATAACGGAGCAGCAAACAACAGCTTGTGCGACACCATACAGTCAGCCTGTCGTTTCGCCTTGGATAGAATCATTAAACTCTTGCGTAAAGAGTGCAACAAATCCAACGAACATGAGCAGTCCAGTAAACCCAGCAAGTCCGTTAAGCGTACCAAACGCACCGCCACCTGCACCAGAGCCTTTGGCAGAGCCTCCCCCCGATATGGCAGAGCCTCCACCAGAGCCTCCACCGCCACCACCTCCAGTGGAGCAAGCACCACCACCAACCGTGAGTGTGCCAACGACATCCTCCAACGAGACTACAACGAATACCTCGCCAGCACCAGTGCCAGCAGGAAAGACGCTAGTACCAGGCTTCGGGGTAGTGATGAGCCTAGAAATTTTAAACAAACCGATGCAAACTCAACAAACTGAGTTGAGTGACGCATTAGCATATCAACAGGAGTTACCGTATGAGCTTAGAGGAAATCAAGGAGTCTTACTCCAACTTATCACCGAAAGCGATATTTCTGACGCTTTCAATAATCTTGCCAGCGATAAGTGGGACAGCTTACTTAGGAATAACGACTTACAATCGTGTTATAGCTGCGACTGAAGCTATTGAGGCAGCAAAGCCTTATGACGATGCAGAGTTACGAGCAGAGGTTAATGCGTTAAAGGTTCAGCTATCTGCACAGCAAGCGTCAGTCAATGTAGTTAAAGACTCCATGGTTGTTACATCAAATCAACTTGTATCTATGCAAGAAAAGGTATCTAACGCCATAGGGACGGCTAACGAAGCCAAGGCTATCACTAACGGTAATGTTCGTGAAACAGCAGCGTCTTTAATGGGTGTGCGTGAAGAGATGAAAGCTACCCGTGAAGGCATAGAATCGCAACTTAAAGCTCTTAAACGAGCAACCTCTAACCCTTTAGGAAATTAATATGTTATCTATTATTTCAGGCTTATTAGGCATAGGCTCATCAGCGTTACCAAGTATATTAGGTTTCTTCCAACAAAAGGGAGACCAAAAGCATGAGATGGCTATGGCTCGTTTGCAAACAGAGCGTGAAGCTGCTATGGCTGCTGCTGGCTTTGCGTCACAAGAAAAGATTGAGGCTATTAAGTTAGATGAGATTGAAGTGCAGACTTATGCACAAGAGCGTGAGGCTTTATATGCACATGACATGAAAATCATGGATAAGGCATCGCAATCAACGGTTGATTTAAACGCTAGAGTACGACCATACATTGCGTTTACATTTGTTGGTTTGCTAGTGCTTGTTGATGTTGCTGGTCTTGCTTGGGCTATTTATACTGGCGTAGAATTTACTACTGCCATGAACTTAGTATTCTCTGATGACGAAATGGCTATAGTGTCTAGTATAATTGGCTTCTACTTTGGTTCTCGTCAATGGGAAAAACACCGTGAAGGCAAGTAAAGAACTGTTTAAAATGCTTAAGCACCATGAGGGTGTTAGATACAAGCCGTATCAATGCCCTGCTAGGTTGTGGACTATTGGTGTTGGCAGTGTAATGTACCATGAACAAGCAAAGATACCATCTAGTGTTGAGGGAATGGTTAGGCGTAAAGCATGGCCATTAAACCCTGAAGACAATCGCAGATGGAGTGAGGAAGAAGTTGACGCATTATTGGCTAAGGATGTCGCACGATTTGAACGAGGGCTTGCCCGTTACTTACCTATACGACTTTCACAGAATGAATACGATGCTATTCTTAGCTTTTGCTTTAATCTTGGTCTTGGCACATTTCAGCGGTCAACCATCCGTCAAGCGCTTTTGCGTGGGGATAAAATCACGGCTATGGAAAGCTTGCTCAAGTATAACAAGGCTGGTGGTAAGGTCTTAAAAGGTTTAGACAATAGGCGTAAAGACGAAGCAGCATTATTTAGAGGATAAGTTATGGCAGACCGTAAAAAACTAGCTAAAGCATTGTTAAGTGAAACTAATTTTGCAGGGCAAGAAGTTCCAGGCATGATTGATGCTAAATCACTAGCAGAGCAAGAGGCAATTAAACGCTACGGCAAAGACACAGAGCATAATGGTGCTGCTGACGCTTTTAGGCATTTAGTTTGGTCTGGCATGGCTGCTAAGAAATACGGCAATACCGTTCCTGCTGTGTTAGGCGCTTTCCATGAGTTTATTGAGCCTGGACAACCTGAAGCTGAAGGTAACATGGACGCAACAAACAACAAGTATGGTCGTTACATTGGTTCTGACGCTAAAGACTTACAGCAAATCATGGATAGAGCCAAATTGTTAATGGATTACAAAATAGCACCAACATTAAAATAGTGTTTTTCACTAGATTGCATTAATAATCCTACCGATGTGTAAAAAACCCAATTCTGTTACTATAAGATACGCTCAATTAAGAGCTAACTAACAGGAGAATTATCATGTGGACTAAACCAGCAGCTACTGAAATGCGTTTTGGCTTTGAAGTAACAATGTATGTTATGAATAAATAATTAAACGCAAAAAAGTGATATATCTATAGGCGGTTAAGCCGACATTAGAGGATGTAGTAAGTAACGAGTTTTTCGGCTTTCTGCGTTACATGTAACAACTACCAAATCTACGCCTTACTTGTTTTATACGCAATAAACAAGCCACAAACCAGCCCCAACCCAAAAGCTGTGCTGTAGCATAGGACATATTCAGTTATAGTCTGAATCATGGTATACCGTCCGTAAGATTAATTCACAATAGTGTATAGCTTTTCTAACATCATCAGCACCGTTCTTAGCATGATGCCTGGATATATACTTAACTACATTACCCTCAAGAAAAGTTAGGTTATTAGCCACTATAAACTCTACTGGCTGTATAGCCATACTAGCGTAGTGATTGCCACCTACCTGCTTCATTAAAGCGTCTACTTGCTCCATAGACTCTTCCCATGCTTGTTCTGACATACCATCACTCATAGTGTTCTCCTGTTGGGCCGTTTTGACCTACTGTGTCCATGCGTTTCTCATCCTCTTCAGTCCACCAGGCTGGGTCTTTCTTTAAAGCGTCCGTCATTAAAGAGATAAAGCCTCGCTCAATCAACCATCGTTTAGCATCGCCATCTAAATCTATTTCACAGATAGCACTACCATCCTCTAGCTCTTTTACCTTTTTTACATTAATAATCATTTGTTCCTAGCCTCCCTAGCATCTCGTTCAGCTTCTCCTTGAAACCGCAGGTAGATGTTCTCAACTAACTGGCCTAAGTTACTGTTGGATGTATTAGGCACACTCAAGACTATTCTACGCACGGTTTCGCCAAAACTCTCTACATTCCTATCATCAAGCTTGTCCATCGTCTTCACCCGTGTAATATCTTAACAACACATCAATGGCAGCTACAATCTCTGCATCGTTAGCCATGTCAATTGGGTGATTAGAAGCCCAATTTAAAATAGAAGTTTTACTGCTGCGTAAATGACAAGCCACCATCGTATCTAGCGCTTCTGCAATTACATTGTTATCGTCAAGCTCGAATGTTATTTTCATGTTTATCTCATTTTGATGTGTTTAACGAAGTTTTCAGGGTGCAGACGATACTTACTATCAATTCTAATTTTTAACAGCTCTACGGCCTCTCTACGAGCCTCTACGACCCCTTCTGGAGGTGGTGAAAGTAGTCTTAAATCATTAATCATGCCTACAGATGGATAATACGGTAAGATATTTAACATATTGCCTCCTAGAAGGGCTTTCGCCCTTTTCTTAAAATGGAATGTCACTTTCGATGTCTTCAGGTTTGTTAGTTTGAACTGGCTCACTAACATACGGCTCACTAAATGAGAAGCTAAAGAACTTGCCAGCTTTGCCTTCTTTTAACCAGGCTGACATACGCATCTCTTTGCCGTTGACCATGCAGTTACCTGTGTAGTCAGGGTGTGTATCTTTTTCTTTACGGTTGTTCTTAAAAAGACTGCCGCTGTTATCTCGTTGTTCATATTGTGCCATGTTAGTTCCCTTTTTGATATTTCTTAAATGATGTTCTAATCTTACTATCTAAAAAACCCCACATTGCGAGTTTTTGTTCGTTGTCTAATGTATCGCCCAAAGCTTTTGCATCAGCAAATTTTTCAGCAGCTACATATTCGGTAAATTGAGCAGCCATCTCACCTAAAATCTCCATCTCTTCTTTGCTGAATTGAGGCATTTTAAGTTCTGGCGTTTCAGGCTTTTTTGCAGAATCTTCCTCTGGCAAATCTTCACCAGCATAAATGTAAAGCCCTAGTCCATGAAGTGCTATTGCTTTTGCTAAACAGCGTTGCATTGCTGTATTAACGCTCATAGCGTCAGGGTTAGGTATAGCTTTATTGCGATAATCCATTACAGGCAATTGTGCAGTCATGTTTTTGCCAAAAGCTGTTACTGTACAAAACACCATCAAGGTTTCGCCAAACTTTACTGGTTCACCATAAGTCCATGTTGCTGCAGAATCATTCTGCAATAGAGTGTCAACAGCCCAAGCCCATGAAAGATATGACAAGCCATTTTTCTTTTCAATATGCTCGTTGACATTAACCTTTCTTAAGGATGAGTAGTTCATTCGTCAATAGCCTCCATGTTTGCCACTAGAATCAAGTTAAGTTCGTTATACAAGCCTAATGCACGAATCAATGGCAATACATCAATGCCTAAATACAAAGCTGATTTAGACTCTGCCCGTGGTTCTGTTAAAGCTTCCAAATCGCCAAAGTAAGCGTAGGTTGGTTGTTCGTAATCGTATTCTACTTCTAATGTGACGCCAGCTTCCAAGTTTAAATGTGTAATCATTTCCATGCCTCCAATATGACCCAAGAATGGCCTTTTTTAACTGCTTTTAGTTTGCCGTGTGAGCATAAATACCTCACCCAGCGACCTGATTTGCCCATCTGCGTTGCTATTTCTTCTACTGTGTAAATTGACACTACTTTCTCCTGTTGTTCCAAAGTTGGTATTATACTCTTGCATTTGTAACTCGTCCATCACTTCCGATTGATATCTCTGTTGTTCACACATCATCAACCTCCAATTTAATTTTGCCTATGTATTGATAATCATCATCTAATTCATTTTTTTCAATAAATTCAAAATCTAATTCAACTTCGTTATTACTTTTTCTATAAGCATATAAATATTGTGTGTTTTTAAATTGCGGTTTAATTCGGTATTCTGCATTTTTAGCGTTCCAAGCTGGGTGACTTATATCTAACCAAATATTGTCAGATTTATATTCAATTTCTGCACCTTCAGCCCACGCTTTAATTTCTTTGTGCCATTTGTGTTTAACAGTCATATTAAACCACCAATAATAAGTAAGTAAACGCTAACAATAAAACAGCACACACAAAGCAAATGCCTTCTATCCATGGTGTTAAGTCTGTTTTAGGTTTGTAATTTTTGTAATCAGTCATTTTTAGCCTCACTTTCAATACCAGTTATACATACACGAGCAAATGATTTAGCAAACACAATAAAATCTTGCTCACTTTGCTCACGGTTTATTTTTTTACTTGCATTAACAGAATTGTCGTATGCAATAATCATTGCTTTTAATGTTTCTGCTATTTTTGTTTCGTCAGCGTAATCTAACACTGTTGCAAATACATCGTTAGCTGGTAGCTGTAATGTTTCAGTAACACGGTCATACACACGCTCTTCATGGTTATCATAATGATTATCACGGTCTTGCCAATCTGGGTCGTTGGTGCAACCTGGATACCAGTCTGTGTTGTAGTCCATTTTTATCTCCTATTGCGTTGTTGATGTGTCCATTATATTCCAGTCTTGGAAGCTGTCAAGCATTATTTGCAATTATTTTATAATTATTTAAAACATATATACCTTGACTTTTAATGCCATTTGTGGTAGCATGATGGTTAGTGGTATGAATAATGGCTTGGACAAGAAGTCGTGATTATTGATGCCTCTGGTATCAGGGTTGTTATTTAGGTGCTTGTCCCACCTATCTAGCAGCCCTTTTTTTTGGAGCAAACAAATGGAATGGTTTAGACACGACAGTAATGCAAACTTAGACGAAAAGCTACAAGAGGTCTTGCTTGATTACGGATTAGAAGGTTATGGCTTATATTGGTATTGCATAGAGTTGATTGTAGGGAAGACATCGGCAGACAACATTACCTTTGAGTTAAAGCATGATGCCAGGGTAATAGCTCGCAACACTAACTCAACACCACAGAAAGTTGAAGAGATGATGAAGCGTTTTATCACCTTAGGTCTGTTTGAGAATGAAGAAAACAAGATTACCTGCCTGAAAGTAGCCAAGCGTTTAATGAGTTCGGCCACTAGCAATCCCAAGATGAGGCACCTAATACAAGACATTAAGCAACAGTATGATACGGCATTAGACACTAACCGTCATGACGCTATCATGACGCCGTCAGATTTCATCACGGCAGAAGAGAAGAGAATAGAAGAGAACAGATTAGAAGACAAAAGACCTAAGAACACGACCAATAAGCTTTCTTATGAATTAGGTTATGGATGGGTTAATTACCAGGTTTTCCTAGAGAAAGCAGAGGTTGATTTTCCTTATGTGGATATTTTGAAAGAGTTTGACAAAGCTGGTGCATGGATTAAGCAGAAGCCTAGCCAAAGGTTAAAGACAGACTACAACAAGTTTATGCTTAACTGGATTAAGCGAGTTGCTGATGTAACACCTAACCCTAATGAGATATTTGAGGGGGCTATATGATAAACAATCTATTAGGTCGCTTAAACAAGGTTAAGTCTACTGGTCGCAACTCCTATCTAGCGTGTTGCCCCGCACATGATGACAGAAGCCCTAGCCTATCCATTAAAGAGGAAGCAGACGGCCACATACTATTGCATTGCTTTGCAGGGTGCAGTGCTGTGGATGTTGTCGGGGCGATAGGTGTTGACATAGCTGACTTATTTCCTGATGAGGTAGTTCACCACAAAGCGCCAGTTCGTAAGAAGTTTTACGCCACAGACATATTGCAAGCCATTAAATTTGAGTCGCAAATCGTTCTCCTAGCTGCGTTTGAGCTAAAGAAAAATAAACCGCTTGACGAAACTGACTTGCAGCGTTTACAGTTAGCTTACGAAAGAATTAGAGAGGCGGTAGATTATGAGTAACTTAGAGAGAGGCGCTACAGCTTTAGACGAAGCTAGACGCAAACGAGCTGGCATGATGTTGCCTAAGATTGACTTTGAAGGCTTTATGAAAGCTAGAGAGGAAGACAAGGCTAATGTTAAGAACGCTAGTCAGTATCAAGCTGAGGTTATAGACTACTTCTATAAAGACGAGCAAATGCAAGGTGTCAAGTTGCCGTGGGAAAAGACCTTTGACCAGTTTAGGTTGCGTTTAGGTGAGGTTAGCTTGTGGTCGGGTATTAACGGACATGGTAAGAGCCAGCTAGTTGGCCAAGTGATTAACTCTATCGTGCAACAAGACTTTAAGGTCTGTGTGGCTTCGTTTGAGATGCACCCATACTCAACCTTACAGCGTATGACTAGACAAGCCACAGGGACAGAGAAGCCGACAGAAAAGTTTATTGGTGAATACTTTACCTTTCTTAACGACAGGTTATGGATGTATGACCAGCAAGGCACTGTAAACGGTGAACGAGTAATTGCAGTTCTGTATTATGTGGCTGAAACGCTAGGTGTGCAGCATTTTGTGATTGACAGCTTAATGAAGTGTGGCGTAAGGTCTGATGACATGAACGCACAGAAAGAGTTTTTGGATAAGCTATGTGCAGCAGCAAGGGATTTAAATGTTCATGTGCATTTGATTGCACACAGCCGTAAGGGTGAGGATGAGTTTAGCCCACCTAACAAGATGGATGTGGCTGGCTCTGCTGACATAACTAACCAGGTAGATAATGTTATGACTGTATGGCGTAACAAGCGTAAAGAGAAGTCGGTGCGTAGTGGTAAGGCTAAAGAGGAAGAGTTAAACGCACCTGATTGTTTGCTGATATGTGATAAGCAGCGTCACGGTGAATGGGAAGGCGAGATAGCATTGTGGTTTGATGCACCGTCTATGCGATACAAGGCCAGCCAGCATGAAAAGGTTTGGCAGTTAAACTTTAAGGAAAAATCATGAGTTTTAAAGACACAACATATTACAAAGAGTTTGGCAATAATGCCGAAGAGTGGAAAGTAGTAACCAACGATGGAAAAGTTTATGTTGGTAAAGGCTGGAAACAAGAATACGAAGACTCAAATTACAAGGAGGCAACACTATATGTTGCAGAAGAGCCAACCCAAAGTTTGTCCGTCATGCGGTCAAAGTCAAAGACGGTCATTGCCACAAAATTCAAGGCTTCATAAATTGTTTCAATTAATGGCTGAAGGTCTTAAAGGTAAAGATGATTTATACCATCCAAACCAATGGTGGAAAACGATGTGCAAACATTATTTTTTGGGCTACAATGAATTTGCAGCACCTGATGGCCAAACAATATACGCTCTGAAATCTACTGCTGATTTAAGCGTAGAAGAACTTAATAACTTTATGAATGAAGTTGAACGATACTGCGCTGTGCGTGGTGTTTATTTACAGGACTAATTATGGCAAACCCAAACAATTTAGAAAAAGCTCATAAACTTAAAGAAGAAAGCAGAGCTTTAAACCTGGCGGTAGTGTATTTACATTTAAAAGATGAGCCATCTATTGCAGTAAATCTTGCTATAAAAATGAATTTAACGCCAGCTATTATTACGGAATACTGTAAACATCTTGAAGCTCAAGGCTATTTGTGGTCTGAATTTATATCAGAAGGCAGAGCTAGGTCAAAACTGTATCACACCACAGAAAAAGATAACTTCCCATGGCCTAAGCAATGTAAAGATTTAACAAACTTAAAAAGAGCATACTTTGACGCTAATTACCCAGGCATACATCAAGAGCTAAGAGATGCTATATACGAAGGCCGTATAAGCCCTAATATAATTAGGTCGCACAAAGAATTAGAAACAGACCACTGGGTTATACCTAAGAAAGATGGCTCAAAATACAGGGGAAACTTTCAATCTAGTTTAAGCGGTGAGTATAGTGCCTAATTATCGGAATAAATCTTTACTTGAACTGTGCCGTGACATACCATGTCAGTCATGCGGTGCAATGGATGGGACAGTATGCGCTGCTCATTCAAACCAGTTGCGTGATGGTAAGGGCACAGGAATTAAGGCCAGCGATGCTATGGTTGCCGCTATGTGTGCAAGATGCCACTTTGAGTTAGACAATGGCATGGCCTTAAACAAGCAAGACCGTAAAGATATGTTTGAATTAGCTTACAGAATGACAATGAAGTATTTTATTGAAAACGATATGCTGGTGGTGAAAAAATGACTAAAGACAACGGATATTGGTGTGTGATATGCCAACGCTTTATTGAGGCAGATGAAGATGGGTTGATTGTGCATGATGACATACCACATGGTGACATGACATTTGACGAGGAGAATAGACCGCAATGACTAAAGATATAGTAAGAAAAACAATGGATTTAAACCCAAAACAATATAGGCTTTGTCAAAAATATTTACCAGGAGGACAACTTTTTGGGTTAATACTACAAGGATTATTTTACTGGACAGATGATAAAGGTAATGGCGGGGCTGATTGGATAGATATTCCAACTATTGCAGAGATAATGGAGTAACTATGACTAAAGACGAAGCATTAAAGATGGCGATTGACGCGATGAGTTCTGCTTATAGCAATCATGGGCTAATGTTGCAAAGTAATCCAGCGCAAGACGCATGGCTGTATCATGGATGTGATGCCAAGCTGTTTAAAGCATTACAAGCCTGTAAAGAAGCATTAGAACAGCCATTAACAAGGGATTGGAAAGAAACAATAGACGAACGCATTGCTAAAGATAATGCGTTTAAGCAAGCCCTAGAACAGCCAAGTGTTGCAGAATTGAATGACGAATACTTGCGTGATACTCATGTGCAAGGGTTATCGCAGCCAGCACAAGAACCTGTTGCGTGGATTAATGTTAAAGATAAATTGCCACCACAAGAAATTAACTTTTTAAGTTTTTCTGAAACATTTGGCTATCAAGTATCTATGTATAGTAGTAATCCTTTAAATAGCACAGGATTACCAACGCTTGAAAGGTTAAAAATTACTAAATGGATGCCAATCCCACTTTACACCCACCCTACACCCGCATGGCAAGGAAACAAAGAATTTGTTGGATTAAGTGATGATGAAATATGGAATATAGCAAATTTTTTAGGTAAAAATAAAGAATGGGATTATCCAGTTATGTTTGCTAAAACTATTGAACAAGCATTAAAGGAAAAGAATCATGCGTAAAGACAGTAAGTGTAAATGTACATTGGCACAATCATTAGTGGGAGACGGATGCAGATATTGTCAGCCACAAGATTACATTGATAGATTGCGTGATGAAATTAAAGATATGCAAGATGATTACGATAAACTATTTAATGAAAAAGCTACTGTTTGGAATTTAACTGCTGATGCACCATCATGGCAAGGATTAAGTGATTATGAGATACTCATAATATGTGCAAAAATGGCTGCTAAATTACCTAATAAAGAAATAGATTTAGTGTTTGCCCGTGCTATTGAACAAGTATTAAAGGAGAAGAACAATGTTTAAAGAAATGTATATGTGTCCAGCATTATTTATTTTATGGACTGCAACAATGATTGTAATTGGATTTATGTTTGGTTGTATAGGATAAAGGAGAAGAACAATGCCGTGTAATCAAAACTGTAACCAAGGCCGTAACTGTAATTGCAAAAAAAATTCAAGCGTAGACAGAGCTACCGTAGTTGTAGCGACATTGCTACTTATTTGCATTTTTTCCATGTGTTTTGGGTTTTATAGGCTAATTAATGGAAACACAGGCCAAGACTGTGCTGTAGAAGTTCAATTTGCAGGTGGTGTTAAGGCAACTTACCTTGGCACTTCAATTTAGTCGCGACTATCTTGCAAAGTGGTTCATAAAAGTCGCTTTAAGTGACTATGCTTGAAACCGTTGGTGCAACTTGGTTTGATGCACATAACATGAGCATTGTTTGCGGACATAAAACTAAACTAATAGTTTAGATATAGGAAAAAATATAAACCATAATGATTAAACTAACACTGCCTTGGCCGCCAAGCACTAACCATTCACACCACTACGGAGGCAAGCGTAAGTTCTTAAGCAAACCTACGCAGAAGTTTAGGGAGGATGTGCAAAACATCGTGGTAGATGCTAAAGCTAAGATAGATGGAAGGCTGGCAGTGTTCTATGCGTTCTATCCACCAGACCGCAGACGCAGGGACATAGCTAACTACGAAAAGCAAGCCACAGATGCACTACAAGCTGCTGGTGTGTTTTTAGACGATGAGCAGATAGACTTTATATGGCTAGTGCGTAGGCACATAATCAAAGGCGGTATGTGCAAGGCTGTTATTGTGCCATACACAGAGGTACACCAAATGCTAGAAAAATACGAGGATTACATTTAATGGAACTAGGTAGAGTAATATATTATTTAGATATGTGGCGTGAGTACATGAAGTCAGACAACAACAAGCTGGGCTACAAGTCTAGGTCTTCTGGCTTTCATACAGGTGGCGTACACTCGTTTGATGATATAGCTGACGAGGTAGACAATCACAGCGTAAGAGTAGTAGACAAAGTGATAGATGACCTGCCAGCGTTTCAGCGTAATGCTATCTATGTAATCTACCTAGGCCAAAAGACTATGATGGACATGAAAGTATTAGACCGCTATTACGACAATGCAATGGCTATGTTGCAGCAAAAACTAACTGAAAAGAACTTATACTAAATACTACTTGACAAACGAGCCAATTTGTGGTAATATACGACTTGCTGGTATAGTTGCGTCTATATGATTCATATTCCAAGCATTTAACCTAATCTCCGTTGGGTTCGGACTCTCCTAAAGACAGAGTCCATTTTTTTGGGTGAAAGCTATGCAAGTAGCCCATCTATTCTATTATGAGGCGTAAGACCACTCTTATGAACATACATGGCGGCAAGAACAAGAAAGACTACATTATCAGATAGCTGGAAAGAGAAAATCCGTACCAGCATGCTCATAAATCGCCTTAATAGTCATATATTTGAGGATTTAGAGATAAGTCCTACACAGATGAGGGCTATAGAGATACTACTAAAGAAAGTAGCGCCTGATTTAAAAGCTGTTGAAGTGACAGGTAATGAGGATAGTCCATTAGCTATTACGGCTATTGAAAGAGTTATTGTTGACCCATACAAGCAATGAAGTTGAACATATCAACTCCACGGTGGGCTGTACCATTATTAGCGGACGCTCGTTATAAAGCTGTCCATGGTGGCCGAGGTTCAGGTAAGTCACACTTCTTCGGTGAGTATGTAGTAGAACGCCACATAGCTAACCCTAACGAATCTACAGTCTGTGTTCGTGAGATACAGAAGTCATTAGGCCAATCAGTAAAGAGATTGATTGAGCAAAAGATTGAAAGCATGAACGCTGGTTGGTACTTTGACATCCAGGACGCTAAGATTAAATCTAAATACGGTGATGGCATCATCATCTTTCAGGGTATGCAAAACCATACCGCTGACTCTATTAAGTCATTAGAAGGCTTTGACAGAGCATGGGTAGAAGAAGCCCAAACATTCAGCGCATACAGCTTAGAGCTATTACGCCCTACATTGCGTAAAGAGAATTCAGAGATTCTATTCAGTTGGAATCCTCGCTACAAGACTGACCCTGTGGATATGTTGTTCAGAAAGAATCCACCACCCAAGTCAATCGTTATACAAGCTAACTGGTACGACAACCCATGGTTCCCACAAGTCTTAAAGGACGAGATGGAGTTTGACTTTGGTAATGACCCTGATAGGGCAGAGCATATATGGAACGGCTCTTACGGTTCGTCACAAGGCGCAATCTTAGCTAGGTTTGTTAACCAAGCACAGAGAGAAGGTCGCATCAGCAATGATGTGGTATACGATGAGTTTGCACATCCTATTGAGATTAGTGCTGACTTAGGCTTTAGAGATACTGCAAGCTTTTGGTATTGGCAACGAGTCCCTGGTGGTTTTAAGTTGCTACAGTACGATGCTGATACAGGGCTAGACGCTGATGAGTGGATACCACGCATTAAAGAGAACATCTTGAAGTTTGGTAAGCTAGGCAAGATATGGTTACCTCACGATGCTAGGGCTAAGACATTCCAATCACGCCATACCACTATGGAACGCTTTGTTGATTACTTTGGCCCTGACAAGGTGGAAGTCGTACCACAGTCTAAAAAGCAAGACCAAATCAATGCTGCACGATTGGTTATTCAACGCTGTTCATTTAACGAAACACTTTGTGATGATGGCTTAGAAGGCTTGAGAGCTTGGGAATATGTATATGATGAAGTTAATAATGTATTTAGTAGGGAGCCAAATCATAATTGGGCTTCTCACCCTAGCGATGCTTTTGCTTACGGCTGTCAAGTTATGCAAGAGTTTGTGGAAGTTCCCAAAGAGGTTGATATACCGATTCGTGGAATCCATGTCGGACAGACAGATGTAACTCTAAATGAACTATGGGCTAAACAGCCTAACAAACAACCAAAAAGGATTTAATTATGAGCGGTATTGCTAATTATGTTGGTGGCTACAAACAAATAACAGCTACTGGAAATGTATCACCTATCGGCTGTAAGCTATTGGGTATACTTGTATCATCATCAACCGTTGGTACAGTAACTATCTACGATTCAGCTACTACAACTACAACAACTAAGGTCGTAGACACAGTTACATTGACTGCTGGCACATGGTTGCCTATGCCTATTGGCTTCGCTTCTGGCGTATACATCGTTGTTGGTGGCACATTAAGCGCAACTGTAGTTTACGCATAAGGATAACTCATGGCTAAGGTTTCGCAAATAATGTCAGAGGTACAAACATACCTTGATATGTTTAGCCAGTACGACAAGGAGTTTGCTAAGTGGGAAGGGCGTGTAGAGAAGATACTCAAACGCTATCGTGATGACCGTACTACAACTACGGCTCAATCTCACTACAACATTCTTTGGGCTAATGTACAGACTCTGAAGGCTGCAACATTTAGCCGTATGCCTAAGCCTGATGTATCTCGCAGACATAAGGACAGTGACCCAGTTGCCCGTGTTGCGTCTATGTTGCTAGAGCGTGCCTTAGACTTTGAGATTACTAACACCGAAGACTTCTATCACTCGCTTAACTCATGCGTCTATGACCGCTTCTTAGGTGGTCGTGGTACATCATGGATACGCTATGAGCCTATCATTGAAACAGATGACACATTCATCTCTGAAGACGAGCTAGACTCTGACAATGTATCTGAATACCTAGACATTGAGCAAACACCTGTAGACTATGTGCATTGGCGTGACTTTGGTCATAACTCTGCTAGGACATGGGACGAGGTATCATGTGTATGGCGTAAGGTCTACATGACTCGCCCTATGCTTAAAGAGCGATTCCCTGAAGACAAGTTTGATGACTTGTGGAAAAGAATACCACTAGACGCTTCACCTGATGAGCCTCGCACTAAGATGACAGAGGGTGTCACTAAGCGTGGTCTTATCTACGAGGTATGGGATAAAGAAGAGAAGTGCGTCTATTGGATTAGTAAATCCATGGGCAAGATACTAGACAAGCGTGAAGACCCACTACAATTAGAAGAGTTCTTCCCATGTCCAGAGCCAATGTTCTCTACATTGACTAACGAAACACTTGTACCAGTTCCTGACTTCACTCTATACCAAGACCAAGCTAACGAGCTAGACACGCTATCAGACCGTATTAAGGGTCTAGTAGACGCTATGAAGGTTCGTGGCTTCTATGACGCTGCAAATGCTGACCTAGGCCGTCTATTTACAGAGGGTGACAACAATACACTTATCCCTGTTAAGAACTACGCTGCCTTTGCTGAAAAAGGTGGCTTAGGTGGTGCTGTAGAGTTCGTTGATTTAACACCTATTGCTAACGCATTGAACATGGCTTATCAAGCTATGGGCCAGGTTAAGCAACAAATCTACGACATTACAGGTATATCTGACATCATTCGTGGTGCTAGTGTTGCGTCTGAAACAGCTACTGCTCAACAAATCAAGGGTCAATACGCTACATTGCGTCTAAAGACCTACCAAGACGAGGTTGCTCGTTTTGCGTCACAAATACTTAAGATTAAAGCTCAGATTATCTGCCAACACTTCCAACCTGAAACCATTATGAAGATTGGTGGTGCAGAGTTGTTAAGTCAAACAGACCAACAATTGGTACCACAAGCTATTCAGTTGTTACAAGACAGTCCTATGCGTACATTCCGCATTGAGATTGCTACTGACTCTATGTTGTATGCTGATGAAGCTCAAGAGAAGCAAGACCGTGTAGAATTCTTACAGGCCACTAGCTCGTTCATCGAGAAAGCAATACAAGGCGCTCAAGCTGTGCCTGAGTTGACCCCATTGTTGATGGACTTGCTCAAGTTTGGTGTCCAAGGCTTCCGTGTTGGCCGTACATTAGAGGGTGAGTTTGATACATTTGCTGACGCTGAGAAAGAAAAACAAGCACAAGCACAAGCTAACCCACAACCACCAGCTCCAGACCCTGAGATGATTAAAGCACAAGCTGAACAGCAAAAAATGCAGATGCAAGCGCAAATCAAGCAAATGGAGATGCAAGCTGAAGCGGAGCGTGAAGCTCAACGCCTAGAGTTTGACAAGTACAAGCTAGAGCTAGAAAACAACACTAAGGTTCTTATTGCTGAGATGTCTGCTAAAACAGACCTACACCTCAAGTCATTGGATATTAATGCGGCTAAAGAGCAGGAAACGCTTACTGAGGTCACTCCTGGTGGCATTGAGCAACCTACATCTGCGTTATCTAGCTTGGTTGATTCAATCAACAACAACATGGCCACAATGGTTGCGGTTCAAGCTCAACACAACACAGACCTATTAACGCAACAACAAATGGCTCACCAAAACTTGGTGCAACAATTGACCAAACCTAAACAAGTAGTGCGTGGTGCAGATGGTAAAATAGTCGGAGTCCAATAATGGCATTAGTTCTAGCGGATAGAGTATTAGAAACGACTTCTGTCGCTGGTACAGGAGATGCAGCCCTAGGTGGCGCACAAACAGGCTTCCAACCATTTTCCGTCATTGGTAATGGCTCAACAACTTATTATACGATTGTAGGTGTAGATGACAACCATCAACCGACAGGTGAGTGGGAAGTTGGCATTGGTACTTATGTGTCTACTGGGAACTATATATCTCGTGACACAGTATTGTCCTCATCTAATGGCGGTGCTAAGGTTTACTTCGCTTCTGGCACTAAGGATATTTTTCTAGACCTACCGTCTGAAGAAGTCCTATTGTCTGCTGGTGATGTAACTGGCCCTGCTAGTGCTGTAGCCAACAACTTTGCTGCGTTCAATATGACCACAGGCAAGTTGATTAAGGATAGTGGCTATAACGCTTCTAGCTTTGCTACGGCTGCTCAAGGTACATTGGCTGACACTGCTATACAACCAGGTGACTTAGGCACTGCTGCCTACTTAGACGCTGGCTCTGCATTAGGTGTAGCTACACTAGACGCTGGCGGTAAGGTGCCAACAAGTCAAATCCCACAGATGGGTGACTTAAACTACCAAGGCACATGGAACGCTTCTACTAACAGCCCTACATTGACTAGCTCTGCTGGCACTAAAGGCTTTTACTATGTCGTGGCAGTTGCTGGCTCTACTAACCTAAACGGCATTACCGATTGGAAGATTGGCGATTGGGCTGTGTTCAACGGCTCAGTATGGGAAAAGATAGACAACACTGACGCTGTTACCTCTGTAAACGGTTTTACTGGCACTGTAGTCCTAACGGCCACAGATGTAGGTGCAGCTCCTGCTACCTCAGGCACAGCTATCCTATACGGTAACGGCACTGGTGGCTTCAGCAATGTAACGATAGGCACTGGCATATCATTTACTGGTGGTACTCTGTCATCAACTGCTAGTGGTGGTGGCGATGTAACTGGCCCAGCAAGCGCAACTGATAATGCTATTGCTCGCTTTGACACGACTACTGGTAAGCTAATACAAAACTCTACTGTCACGATAGACGATAGTGGCAACATTAGCGGTGCAAACTCTATATCTACGCTTGATTATGCACAACTAGATACTACGGCTGCAGCGTCTATTGCGTTAGGTAAATTGCGTTGGAATGTTGATACAGCTACTGCTGCTTTTGGCATTATTGATGGCACGACAGAGGTCAACATTGGCCAACAAATGTATGCCTATGTAACCAATGCCGAATCAGTAACGATTACTGCTGGTCAAGCTGTGTACTTGTATCAAGCTACTGGCAATCGTGCTTCAGTTAAACTAGCTTACAACACAGGCGAT